TTGTTGTACACCAGCCTGTTGAGCATTAGCAGCTAACTGTTGACCTGCTAAGCCTGTCTGAGCCTGTGTCATGTAACCCTGTGCTGCTGGTTGAGCGAACAATCCTGCTGCACTGATCCTGCCTTGCTGTGCTAGCTGACCTAACTGACCAGACAATTGAGCCTGTGCCATCTGTTGCTGTGTTAACTGTTGTATAGGCGCTAGTGCAGCAGTGCCTTGGCTGAGGAGCGTACCACGTTCTCCTAAAGCAGCCTGTCTAGACTGTAGTTCTCTTTCTAGTTGCTGTCTAGCAATAGCTTGTTCCTGTGCTAACAGTTCTGGAGCTGTAGATACTCTTGCTTTACCTGTTATAGGATCAATGTTACTAGATAAGATATTTAACCTACCTTGTTGACGCATACGTTCTTCAAGAGCAAGTCTCTGACGCTCTATTTCAGGTGCGGACAATGCAGTTAACTTGTTGTAGTAATCCTGGCTAAGCTGGTCTACGTTAGTCATGTTAGCAGCCTGTGCAGACTTCATAGCTGCTTGAGCAAATGGATTATACATTGCTCTTGCATCTTCTGTCAAGGCTGTGTTAACTTGTCCTGTCTTAGGATCATAGGTAGTACCAAACAAAGAACCAGTAACACCATAGGGTGTGAACTCACCAACCATATTAGCAGCAGTTTTACCTACATTCATCAAACCTTGCTGCGCTGTACTGCCTAATGTCTGTGTATAAGGAAGAATACCTTGAGCAATCTGTGTTTGACCTAACCTAGCTGCCCCACCTGCTAAAGTATACTGACTACCTAAAGTATTAGCTAGGTTTGTGTATTCTGTTTGAGTTAGTTGTCCTTGCTGACGTAACTTATCAGCAGCATCCTGAACCATTGCTAAGTTAGCACCAGAACTAATCAAACTACCAAGAACATTCTGTGCATTGGTGTTCGTTAATCCTTGTAGGAAGGTGTTAGCTATAGTAGGTATTAAAGATGTTGGGTTAAAAGGCAGCGGCGTAGGCGTTGGAGTTGGTATAGGTGTTGGTGTAGGCGTAGGTGTTGGAGTAGGTGTTGGAGTAGGTGTTGGAGTAGGTGTTGGAGTAGGTGTAGGTGTTGGTGTAGGTGTTGGTGTAGGTGTTGGTGTTGGCTCAGGTGTTATCGTTGTTGTTGGTGTTACTGTAGAAGGAGTAAGTAATGAAGTTGGAATACCTGCTGTGATTGAACCACCACCTCCAACAACTTCCCCCGTAGCAGTTACAACACCAGTAGCAGCACCTGAAGTTGCTGCACTAACACCAGCAGCAACGGCATCAGCAACTGATAAACCAGCAGCTACATTACCAGAAGCAACATCAGCGGCAATAGCAGCTAAAGAAGTATTACCAGTAGCAGCTAGTGCATCAACAAATGCTGATGTAGCGGCTTGTGATGCTGCACCTTCGACACCAGCAACAGCTAAAGCAGAGTCACCTAGTACAGTAGCGCCAGTACTTGCACTAGCTCCAGCGCCGCCACCGCTAAACAAAGAACTTACTTCAGGTATACTACTTAAGGCAATAGCACCGCCAACAATACCTAATGCTTGTAACCACCCAGCACCTTCAGAAGTGTTAGGACTAGCAAGCCTTGTTGTGGTTGGTTGTCCATAGGCATCGTACGCTTGCACAACAAGTTTATCGTCTTGCCGACCTATTACTTGTTCAACCGTGACATCTTCACCTTTATCTATCTGACGTATATTACCTTCAGTGCCAAAAGTTCTTTTAACATCACCAGTTAAGATAGTGCCTCTAGGTAAACCAGAATCTAAAAAGTATTGATGGATTTCTTCTTGCGGTAAACCACTAATAGAAGACAAATCATCAGCAGTTAGGCCATAAGTCTTAGCAGTTTGAGCTACACTCTGTCCATTAGTGTTTAGGTTATTAACTAAACTGTTAACAACAGAATCTAACGTATTTTCAGGAACCATAAAACTATTCGAAATAGTTTCTTTTGGTGTAGCTGTACTTGTTGGTTGTACCGAAGCAGTAGAAGTTTTTTGTGAAGACGAACTTATAATGTTGTTTGCAGATTCACCAGAAAACAATCGTTGATTAACAATAAATCTAGGTAAACCAGTGACAGAAGCAACATAATTAATATCAGCTTCTGTTGGGGCTTGAAATGTAGTTGCCATGATTAGTAAGTCCCGTCAATGTACACAACATCACTCGATACGATAGTAATGATGTATTCAGTTTCTGTAAACATTATTCGTTGTCCTTAGGCGGTTCTACCAGTTTTGAAAAAGGCATCGATTTGTTGAATAGACAATACATCAGAACTAATGTTGGCTTCAATACCAATCTGAAACACTCTACCAGAACCGCTTACTTGTTGTCTTAGTTGATTGATGATTGTTCCTGAATTGTACTCAGCTATGTTGTACTCAGATACGTTGTATTCTGCTCTTGGTTGTCTTGCTTGTAAAGCTATTTGGGCTGTTGAATAATTACCTGAGTAGTCTACACCCCAATTTAAGAAGATCTCAGTGTTAGGTCCACCAATAACAAGCATGGAAAACTTCTTTAAGATCTTTATGATAGAGGCATTACCAGCATCAATGTGTGATGTATAATAAGCAAACCTGAATGAACTGCCATTGTCAGAGTACATAGCACCATATTCACCGATATAGCCTACACGGCTGATGTATAGTTTTCTGTCTCTGGTGGACAATAACGACTTAGGAGCTATAGTCCAAGTAGTTGCTTTACAGCTATTATCTTGTAGTCGTTGTTTTAGATCAAAACAATAGGTGTAGATCCTTGTAGGTAAACTAAGTAGATAGAATCCGTTACGTTCATCGAACACAGATTTAATATCATCAGTAGTTGTGTTAGCGGCTACATCAGCAATCAAGTCATCACGGACATTCCTTGATACATCGAACAATGGTCCTGATTTCTCTTGAATAGTTCTACCTAGACTACGTACACCTGTATCAGACAAGAAGAAGATATCACTACCTACATCTTGTACAGAATCTCTAGCAATACACCCTACACCATCAATAACCTCTACTAACTGAAGGTTTGTTGTAGGATCACTTTCAGCACCAGAATAGATGATAGTGCTCTTCTTACAGAAGATGATTAACAAGCCATTAAAGGCTGCTAAGGCTGTGATACTATCAGAACCATTAGTTAAGACAGATTCAATACTAATAGAACCACTACTACCACCATTCCATTTGTAACCAATCAATGAATCTGACCAAGTAACTGTCTTCTTATCTGTGGTGGTGTCAGCAACCCATAGACGACCATATGCTGCTAGTACTTCATTGGCTAATGGTACAGTACCTGAATAAGAAGCATGTGCTGACATCTTCTGCCATACGTTACCAACATGATCATACAACAATGGATCATGATCACGTTGAAAGAAGTAAGTATGACTATTAAAGTTTACTGCTTTCCAGTTCTGTGCTGTCCATGTAGCATCAGAATAAACCTGAGTAAGTGTTGTTGTACCAGTAAAGATCTTCTTATCACCGATAGAACCAATAGCTGTAGTACCATCAGTCTTAACGATCTCAAAGATCAATGATGGTTCTTCACCATTAAAACCTAATGTAGTATTGACATTATCCCAGCCTTTTCTAGCTGCAATACGACCATACTGATCAATAACAGCATTCTCCGCACGAAGTGCAAACTCTTTAGGTAAAGCTACAGAAGAGTCTTGAGTATTGAGACCAGCAAAGCCTGGAGCAACAATACTTACTGACCTTAGCTCAGCAGCCATTATGACCACTCCCAGGTTGTCTCATCACCATATCTCTCTGCTTCAATAGAGATATAAGAAGCCACTGCTTTACGGTATAAGTCAGCTTGTTGTTCGCTTAAACGTCCACCATCTTCACCACGTTCGTTGATAGCACGAAGATAAGCACCTTGGATAACTAACTCTGAAGGAACATAAAGAACATCAGTACCAGCGGACAAATCAGCTTGTGGTATAACACAGTCTACCTTTACAGTTAGCACTGACGACGGGATAGGCCATAAATCAAGAGTAATAACACCAGTAGATGATGTGCTGTTACCAATAGAAAAATAAAAAGAATCTCCATTCACTGAGCCTTGAAGGTTATTCCACTCATGCATTTGATTCTGTGTAGCTTGTTGAAGATCTCTCTTCAGCGATGGTACATAAACCACTAACAACCTTGATCTAGGATTAGTGTTAGGTATTTCGTAGTTCTGTGTGCCGCTAACAGTGGTGATTGTTTTTGTTGTTCGAAGCACAGACCAATTCCAAGCATCTTCAACTTCTCTCTTAGCTTCATTAACAAAATCACCAATTAACTTAACATAGGCTGTATCAGTTGGCGTGATAGCCTCTGTCTCTCGTATACGGCGTAGAACACCATTGATGCAGTCTAAGAATGTAGCCATTACCATTTCACCTTATCAGACCAGTACGCAGCAGACATTTTACCTTTAGCAATGTTCTTAGCGTGGCGAGCCTTGAATGATTTATTTCTAGCAGAACCTTCTGGAGAACCTGAAACACCTTGTTGACCGAACCGAATCGTC